AAGATATTAACTTTAACATCTGATGAAAGGTAAAACTATGGATAGAAGTCATTATTTTAAATTAGCATTACTTAAAATGGGAATAGCAGATACCAGAGTTGAAAGCATTGCAGACGCTACGGATAAATTACATTATGCTGTTAGTTGTCTAGATGAAAGAAATTATAACTTGTTTATGTCGGCATTCTCAAAGACACTTAATTTAATCAATGCATACGGAGAATGCGAGGAGTTAAGAAAGTTTAAAAAATCTATAACAGTGCAGAAAGGGGGGGAATATATGCAATAAAATACATAATTAAAGAATCAAAAACCGTAAGAAAGCCTTGTATTTTTTTATTCCTTAGTACAAGGCTTTTTTTATTTTCCTTGCCATGCCGTTAGTTATCTGTATATAATCCCTACAAGATATATTTTAATTAACAAAAAGGATAAAAACATGTACGTTTCTAATATGATAAGCAACCATGGTAACAAAGTGAAAGACCAATTTGTAATAACTTTAACAAATTCTGATGCATACTTTCAGTCATACGAGAGCATAATTGCAAGGCGCATTAATGCAAGTGATACTGTTGAACTAGATGTAAACTTCTGGGACTACTCCCCTACAACTTCTAAATACCTTGCAAGATTCCTAGGAGTACCGAACAAAGAGATTAAACAAAAGGTAAAGTCTGGAGAGTATGCGTTGGTAGATTTAAACAGTACACCTTTAAAAGATAATTGTTTAAAACCTTTGATTAATATGGCAGGAAAGGCAGGTAACCTTATTACAACTTATTAAATACCCCTTACCCCCAAAGAGAAAGAGCCTTAGTTTTACCGCTAGGGCTTTTTTTATGTGTAGTGATAAGATACGCTTTTATACTCTACAATGTTACCTTGGGACACTACCAACCAGAAAAAATGTCAATAGAAACCTTTAACCTCTTACATGGTGCATAACCTTCTTAATCCCTTGCTTGTATTCATTGCAGAATATCTTGCAAAGTTGCGGAGTGGGTATTCTTAATAAGGAAAATTTATAAAAATCAATGGTTTGCGGGTACGTAAGGGTCACCCGGGTACCCCCTATACACTATATGCAATCACGCACAATTTTGTGTATTTTTTAGGCACCCTACCAGATTTTTTTGGGCATCCCTTTAGTTCCAACCAGAGGGGTTATCTCTACAGGATATTCCACATGGATCACTTCGGCATACCTTAAGGTAGCCCTACAGGGTACAAGGTATATTACCCAACGGGTGTACCCTCATTATACACCGTATTTCAGACCTGTCAAGTAAAAAATAAAAAAAAGCACATTTAAGTAACTTTTTACTTGACAACTCGCATATACGCTGTATAATATATAGACATATGTAGTGCAAATACACTCACAACCTCACAAGAACAGGTTATACATACGAGGGGTTCACGGGTTGTACTGCATCATTTTAACCTTGGGGGGTAGCACAATTAATATACTATCTCCGGAGGGAGCGTCTATGCTCCGTATCCCCCAAGACAACCTAATTACAAAGTGAGAGAAAGGGAGTGATCCAATGTCTAAATGGAATAAACCACAAGTGAAAGAAGTAGCAGTAGGCCTAGAAATTAATTGTTATGCGTGTGCGGAGATCTAGAGGGTGGCAGATAAAAATAGACCACGTAAAGGACTCATGGCTGGTAGTGCTAAAGACCTAGCAGAAATAAAAGGTAAATTACAAGATCTTGGCATGTCTATGAAAGATATGAAAAGTCAGGATGATATACTAAGTGCTATGGCAAAATGGAAACGCACATTTGGTCAAGGAAAAATGGCCTATGGTGGCAAAACTAAAAAGAAAATGGCAGGGGGTGGCAAAACCTTTCCCGATTTAACAGGTGATGGCAAAGTAACACAAGCAGACATTCTTAAAGGAAGAGGAGTGTTTGCCTATGGTGGCAAAGCCAAAAAGAAAAAGAAAATGATGGGTGGTGGCAAGGTTCACAAGAAGATGTACGCTAAAGGTGGCGGAATACGAAAGGCAAAAACCTATGGCTGATATTACAGTAGGAATCACCAAAAAAACACAAAAAGCTATGGAACAATCTGGGGTCACACCACCAGAAAAACCTACAGATAAAACCCCTACTATAGCTTCAAGATTAAATGAAGATGGTGCTACTAAAAATAGCTTTACTAATGAAGATATAGATAATATGACAAGTTCACAGTTTACAAAGTATTTAAATTTACCAGAAGGTAAAGCTAAAGGTGGGTATGTTAAGAAGTACGCTAGAGGTGGCGGAGTGAGAAAGGCACAGACTTACGGGTGAGTACAGCACTTTTATCAGAAAAGAAAAAGGAAGTTACAGAGAAACAAAAGAAGTTTCTTGATGCTCTCTTCGTAAACAAAGGCAATATATCCGCAGCCTGTGAGGAAGCGGGATACTCTCCTTCTTCTAGAACTTGGCTTGTAAAAGCCCTTGCAGACGAAATTGTAGATATATCCAAAAGAGAACTAGCCGTTAATTCGGCTACTGCTGTATCTAGGGTGGTAGAATCTATGAACGATGATGGGTTAAACCCTAGGCAAGAACTCAGACTAAAGGCTGCACAAACGCTATTAGACAGAGTTGGCCTTGGTAAAATAGAAAAACAAGAACATGATGTAAAGGCACTGCATGGAATTGTACTTATGCCAAGCAAGTCGGCAATGCCTATAGTGGAAGACAACGGTGAGGATTAGAAATGCACAAATGGTGGTTAGCTATTTTATTGGTGGCCTGCATAAGCTTTGGGCAAGGAGAATCTTTGGCCCAGACAAATACGGTGACCTCAACGAGTAGCACAGTATCTGGCACTACTACGGTAGACAGAACGGTTGGCACAGCAAATGCCCCATCGGTTGTGGTAAATAATCAAGATGTTTGTAGCTTTGCAGCAAGTGCAGCGGTGCAAACACAGATACTAGGTTTAGCTGGTGGCACAGCGATAAGAGACTTAAACTGTGAAAGACTTAAATTATCTAGGTCTTTATACAGAATGGGAATGAAGGTCGGGGCTGTAGCCATGCTCTGCCAAGATTCCCGTGTATTCCAAGCGATGGAGATGGCAGGTACACCCTGTCCATACTTCGGTAAGATTGGTTTAGATGCTGCAAAAGGTTGGGCAGAGAATCCTGAGAAGAGACCCGATTATGATAAATGGGTAAAGGAGAATGTAAGGAATGAAGAAATTATTACCGATGAAGGTGCTCTTGGTATCTTCTCTGTTCTTCTTATATTACTCTTCATATAGTCAGGCACAGATATTAGAAGAAGGCGACACTGTTGTACAGGAGATAGAAGAAAAAGGTGATGTTAGAGAAGTTACGCAAACGACTACAACGGTGGAAAACAAAACCACAGAAGACATCCTCCACGCAGACACGGGTATTGTGGGCAACACCAAACACGGAGATATGGACTATGACTGGGGAGGACTTGGCCCCGCAAGTATGCCAAACTGCGACAACTACTTCGGAACCGGAAGATGTGGTAAGGGCACATCAAATTCTCTAACAACATTTGATCAGTATGTAGATATAAGTGAGTTTCACATATCTGACGGAGGTACACTGGAATGGGAACTACAAATGTACCATTCACAAGCAAACACAACAGGGTACTTTCAAACAAAAGGTTATAATGATAACATACTCCAGTGGGATACAGGAGCAATAACCTTAGAAAATAACCAAACTCCAACAACGTATTCAGGTTTACATGACTTTGCTGGAGATTTAGATAGAGTATTTATAAGGGTAGGCGGAGCTAAGAATTACTTTTTTGATAATGTAGCCTACACAGTTAATTATAATGTAATAACTACAACTGTAGAAACATGGGTAGAAGTATTACAACCATTGCAAGCTCAGGAACAAATAACACAAACTATTGTAGATAGTTATACAAGTGTAACAATACCAAACGAAGATAGTTTTGAGGAAATAAACATAGACGATGTGGTGATGATTGATTTAGATATGCCAGATATGTCTATGACAGATGATTTTGAACCGGGTATGCCTGAAACAGTAAGTATTGGTGTCTCTGAGGGTATGTTTCAGGATATGGATATGGGGGAAATGTCCATGCAAGAAGTAATGGTAGAAGTAGAAACCATGGTAGCAGAAATACAGGAGTTAGAAGTTACTGTAGATGATGTGCAAGAACCTGTAGAAGTATTGGAACAGCCGAAGATAGAAGCACAACCAATTGTAGAAGAGCCTGCACAAGAAAATATAGAGGAGACCGTAGAAGTTGCTAACACTGAGATGGAGACTCCTGAGATTAAAGAAGAGCCTAAGAATGAAGTTGAAGCAGAAGAAAAAACAACTACTAGCAATACAGTGGAAGCTAAAGAAGTTAATGAGGAACCGCAGGAAAAAGAAGTAGTACAGGAAGAAGCACAAGAAGAGAAACAAGAGGTTAAAGAAGAACCAAAAGAAGAAAAGCAAGTGGTTGAAGAAGAGGCCAAAGAAGAACCTAAAGAAGTAGCAGAGAACAAACCAACAAAAGAGCAAGAACAAAAACAAGAAAAGGCAAAACAGATAATAGAAGGGTTACCTAACAGTTATGACCCTGTATCACAAGTTACTACTTTAGCTCTTGTAAATGCACTAGGACCAAATATAACAACGTATCAATCTCAGGTGGTGCAGCCACAACCAATATGGTATGCACCAGAAGAAATTTATACTGATGCAATTTTACCTGATCCGTTAGGAAATTATATTAGTGTACGATCAAATCTACAAATAGAAAAAATGATTGGACAACAGTATGAGTAATGAGGTAGAATATAAAGGAATTAAAATTAGGGGTGGCAAACTCCTATTAATACTACCATTACTTGGAACTCTCGGAGGTGGCATATGGGCTGGTTTTGAGGGTTATGCTCGTTGGGTAGCAATGGAGGAAAAAATTGCTGGATACGTTGCTCCTGATCTTACTGGTTTTACTATAAAACTTGATGTACTAGAAGAAAAACTTGCTGGTATAGAAACAGTAGTAGAATCTGAATTAGATTCAGTAAAAACTAACATAGAGACAGAGATGTCTACTGTAAAAGAATTAGTTGGTGCAGCACAAGATGATGCAAGAACAATTCGTACAGATCTAAGAACAGATATACACGATGCCCACGATCAAATTGCTGCTATAGAAAAAAGATCTAGAGCACTAGGGCAAGAAGTAAGATTAGAACTTAGAAATATAGAAAAAGATATGAGAGATCTGATTGACCATGCATCTGACAGATTTGACGGCAAAAGAACTGCAATTGAATCAGATGCAACCCGTAGAGCAGAAGCACTTGACACAAAACTTAAAGAACTAGAAGATAGGTTACGTACAATGTTACAAAGAGCATTAGATAATCCTTTAGCAGGTCAATAATGGCAGAGGATGATAAAAAATGTTGTAATGGTGAAAATTGCAACTGCGAAAATTGTACGTGTACAGAGGATAATCCCTGTGCATGTATGACTGATAAACAAGGAGAAGATAATAATGGTTGAACTAATGAATAGATTAAAAGAGCCTTCATCTTATGCAGCACTTAGTGGTGTATTTGCTATGTTAGGTATAATGGTACCAAGTGATCTGTGGCAGAGCGTAGTAATGGTTTGTTGTGGTGCAGCAGGTGCTATTGGTTTCTTTGTAGGTGAAAAGAAAGGTTAATCTATGAGATTACTTGCATTAAGAAAAAAGTATGAAGCTAATATAGATATAGCTAAAGCTAATCTTGATGTGTTATTACATTCTGCTGTGGGTATTGGAGAACATTCTGATCTTACAGCAGAAATGGATAAGTGGATAGGTGAGATTGCTTCTAACCAAGATAAAATAGATGCAATTGATGAACTAAATGAAACTAAAGATACACCACCAGAACAAGGAGATTTATTTCGTGAAACTAGCCGATGGTAAAATAAGAAGAAAGACTAGCACTATACCGTTTGGGTATGTGTTAGATACACAGGATGAAAAACATCTATCCCCTATACCAGAAGAGCTACAAGCACTGGATCAGGCATTAACATATGCTAAGTCTTGCGGGTGGAGAAAAGCAAGTCAGTGGCTATTAGCAAAAACAGATAGATATATATCTGACGAAGGTTTAAAAAAACGTAGTAAGTTAGGAATATACTTAGATGGCAACGGAAGCCAAACTGGATAGGAAGAAGATACGTAAAGCCGTATCAACAAAGCTATCCAACGCTAAAGCAAAAGCAAAAAAAGATTCAAAACGTGCTATAAATGCACGATACAGGGCAAATAAACTACAAGAAAGCCTTAGTAAAATAGATGCAGCTCTTTCAGGTGACGGAAAAGAGCCAATATCCGAAGAAGAACTACTAGCGTTACCAGAAAAAGTAAGAAATCACGTTGCTGAGAACGAAGTTGTGTTTAAATCTAACGATGGACCACAGGCTGAGTTCTTAGAAAGTCCAGAAAGAGACGTATTGTACGGTGGAGCAGCAGGTGGAGGTAAATCATACGCACTTCTTGCTGATGTTTTAAGAGATGTAGGCAATCCTAACCACAGAGGACTACTTTTAAGACGTACTTTACCAGAATTGACCGAACTTATAGACAAAAGTAGGCAATTATACACAAAAGCGGTGCCGGGAGCAGTGTTTAAACAGGCAAAATCAACGTGGGAGTTCCCTTCAGGGGCTAAAATATGGTTTTCTTACGTAGATGATGACCGAGACGTAACAAGATACCAAGGACAAGCGTTCAATTGGATAGGAATAGACGAAATAACACAGTATCCTACTCCATATGTTTGGAATTATCTAAGATCTAGACTTAGAAGCACCGATCCAAAGCTTGGTCTTTACATGAGGTGCACAGCTAACCCCGGTGGAGTAGGAGGTTGGTGGGTAAAGAAGATGTATATAGACCCATCCCCACCCGGAAATGCATTTTGGGCAAAGGAATTTGACACACAGAAAACAATAAGGTACCCTGCGGGACATTCTAAAGAAGGCGAACCTTTATTTCTAAAAAAATTTATACCAGCAAGGTTGACAGACAATCCATATCTTGCTATAGATGGTCAATACGAAGCTATGTTGCTTTCCTTACCAGAAGTAGAACGAAAAAGACTATTAGAAGGAGACTGGGATGTCGCAGAGGGAGCAGCTTTTACAGAATTTAGCAGAACGCTACATGTGGTGGAAACCTTTGACCCTCCTGATGGTTGGGCTAGGGTACGTGCCGGAGACTACGGCTACAGTAGTCCTTCTTGTATTCTTTGGGGTGCTATAGACTGGGATAACAACATCTGGATATATAGAGAACTGTATATAAAGAACAAAACCGGTGAAGCTCTCGGTGATTTAATACTAGAATTAGAAAGAAACGACCCAAACATGCAAATATCCGTATTAGATGCAAGTTGTTGGAACAGAACAGGGTTAGGGCCTAGTATAGCAGAAACAATGAACAGAAAAGGCTGTAGATGGGTTCCATCAGACAGAAACAGACTAGCAGGAAAGATAGAAGTGCATAGAAGATTAGCTTGTGATAGTAGAGGACAACCAAGAGTAAGAATTATGGAAAATTGCACTAATTTAGTAAGAACATTACCTACATTGCCTCTATCTAAAAATAATCCAGAGGATGTAGATACAAAAGCAGACGATCACGCATATGATGCGTTAAGATATATGATGATGGTGAGATCTTTGCACAATGCAAGTACACCATATTATTCTAGTAGGCAGATGCAACGATATGTGCCGGAAAATGAGGTATTTGGATACTGATGGCTGAAGTTACAATAAAACTATCCCAAGATTTACAAGATTCTTTAGAGGGTTTAAGAGCAATGTACAATATTGCTTTTAGAGATGGCGTAGCTATTACTCCAGATGAATTAAAATCTAAAATTGCAAACGGTACAATTACAGTAGAAGAGGGTGTTGTTGCTAGATTGTATGCTCAAGGATATTATCACGATGATGTAAAAGCTTGGGCTGCAGCTGGAGTACCAAAAGAAGATTTAGAAAAAATGCAAAAATTGCAGGAAACTTTTGGTGATGCTAGAACAGGAGAAAAACAAACTCAAAGAAGTAAAAAAAGATATAAAACATTAATAGATAATGTAAAAAAAGTAGGCAATGTTTCTTTAGACACATATTTAGCAGACAAAAGTTTACAATCTTCTTGGATGAAAAAAAATTATGTTGGTTCTGTAGGTTTAGGAATTAGTAGAGATATAGATAATATAAAAAGTAATGCTATATTTAAAACAGGTAAATTAAAACTTGGAACTAGAATTTTTACAGGAGCTATTCCCGGTATAGAGGTTGTCCAAACTATTTTACAAAAAGTAAGTCAGGTAGAAGACCCACAAATGAAACGTGCTGTATTTGCAGCATTGTTTGGTCAAAGGTCTGAAGCATTAATGAATATGAAAACTGATAAAAATGCAGCCACGTTAATTTCTGATTTAATTCGCCCATATTATGAAAATGGTGTAATTAACAATCCTACAGATGATGCTAGTGTTAGGCAATTGGGTGGTAGAAAAGGTCTTCCTCCTACAGTCAAAGTTGGTCCATTGTTTAAATTACTATTAGATGAACAAGCTAAGTCTGTTGGAACTGGCGGAGATTTGTTTGGTATAAAACCTTTAAAATTACAAAATTTTATTAGGGACAATATACATAATACCAATGGGGTTTCTAATTATCCCCAAGAAATTCTTGATAAACTTGGTAAAAAACCTAATAACTATACAGATTTACGTAGAATATTTGCATCTGTACTAATTAATGAAGTTGCTAATAAAACTGATGATTTAGCTATGAGACAAAGCCTTATGGGATATGCTAATGAATTATTAGGACATAAAACAGATGGGGCTGTAGATAATACCCTCTTTAAAGTTATGTCAAAATTCTACGCAAAAAGAACTGAAGTAACAAAAGGAGCTATAACTGTAGATGATGTTCCGAGATTGTTTGAGAGGTTTATGGCTGAAGCTATTGGTGCTGTAGATAAAAAAGGAAACTTTACCTCTGGGCATTTAGCTGCTAAACTTCAAATAGATGCTCCAGCTGAATGGTCACACATTTATGATACAAAAAATCTAAGCGGTGATGCCGTTGCTATTAAAGTAAATAAGTCTACACAAACAGATATAGCTAATACACGAGTAGAAAGTAAAAAATCTATTGATCTTAGTGTTGCAAATAAAGACCAAACAACACTCTTAGATACTACACAAAAAAGTTTACAGGTGGGTAGAGACATTCAAGCAGGAGCAGAAGAAGGCATAGAGATTGATCCTAAAACAGGCAAACTTAAAAATGTAGAAGAAAAATTAGATGTAGAAACAGAAGATTTTATTAAAGAAGAAATTAAAAAATACAATGAAAAAGAGGCACTTAAAAAGAAAGCTTTAAAAGTTGCAAAGAAAACTCCGGGAGCAGCAGGTGCTGGACTATCCGCATATTTTGCTGTTGATTATGCACTTAAACCTAAAGAAGCTTTTGCAGAAGAAGCATGGGGTGGATTTTTAGCTAATCAAGCTATGGTAAAGGGGGCGACTGTTGCAGCAGAGGGGGCTGGTGTATTATTACCTGTAGACGCTCCTATGTTAGGATTAGGTACAGAAGAAGAAATGATAGAACAAAGAGAAGCAACAGAAAAAAAGAAAGAAAAATTAGCAGAAGAAAGAGAGACATTTGCGGTAGCACCGGGATCACCAGAGGCAGGTTATATTCCTGCAGAAATAGATCGTAGAGCTCGTGATGTAAAAGAATTAGATTCACAAAAAGATCAAGAATTTATAAATAGAGCTAGATTTATAAAACAAGCAGAAGAGATGGAAAATCTCGGATTTTAACAACAACCAACCAAAAGGAGGCAATTATGCCACAAGGAGTAAAGGGTGCATACAAATCTGGTTACATAATGGGTCAGATGGGTAAACAAGGTGCAATGAATGAAGCTAACGAAAGCTCATTACATCGTGAAGGTTTAGATGGAAGCATTGCTGGTGCTAACGCAGGTACTATCAGTGGACCATTTCAATCAACACAGGATTCTAAATCTGTATCATCTAACCAAACAGGTGCATTAGGTACAGTAATGGGTGCTTCAAAGTACACACCATAATATAGAGGGAACAGTATGTCTGATCCAATTGATTTAACAGAAGAAATGTCTGAAAGTTCTGGAGTTGTAGGGCTAATTCAAGAACGTATGAGAACTGCTGAAGATGGTAGGCAGTCCCATGAAGAACGCTGGTTAAAAGCGTATAAAAACTTTAGGGGAGTGTATGACTCTTCTACACAATATACAAGCACAGAAAAGTCTAAGGTATTTATAAAAATAACCAAGACTAAAGTACTTGCTGCATACGGTCAAATTGTAGATATTTTATTTGCTAATAAAAAATTTCCAATAAATGTAGAGTCTACTCCAATCCCTGAAGGAATTGCAGATTTTGCCCATTTAAAAACGCCAATTGATCAAATGGAAGAACAGACTCCTGCAGATCCTTTTGGTTTTGATG